ACCAGCTAGCTATCGATGAGCCCGCTCCGCCACTCGTAGCGTTGGCGACCGCAAAGACTGTGCCCTCAGTATTGCCAGTCATAGCCGCGGTGTTAACCTGCAACCAGTCTGAGCCTGCCGTATTAGCTACCTTGCCACCGATGGTCGCCGCCAGCGCCCCGCCCGTGACTACGATGGGTCCATTATTAGCTCCGGCGAAAGCGATGAGGTCGTTACCATTACCGCTCTGGTCATACCACTTCGCAATGACGCAGTTAGTCCCAGCGCAGAACGTCAGCAGGGCATTGGTGTCTAAGTCACAACTGGCGTTGAACCCGATATCCTGCTGCTGGGTATCGCTGGCCCTCCAGACACGCATGGCCGCACCCGCATAAGTCGAGTGCAGCTTCCGGCTGGAGTATGCGCCGGTCGGCGAAACGCTCAGCAGGTCCAACACATTAGCTACTGCGCATGGGTTCGGCGGCGGAGGCGGACTCGGGCTCAACAAGTAGCCTGGCACCCACACGTGCCAGTCGAAGCACATCACCCGCACCACTTCCCCAGCCGGCACATCGATCGGCGCGTTAGGCGGCTGCCTGAAGAACATCTCATTCAGCTGTGGGAACACCTGCAGCGTCTGCGCGCCGGCGTTGTAGACTCCCCACATCATCCCCGGCCGCGCCAGCGGCATAATCACACTATCCAGCGAGCTAGCCACCGTAGTGACTCGGCTGCGCGGCGCGATGAGCTGCGTGGCATTAGTCTGCCCGCCTCCCGGCGCAGCCACGACGTTATCGCTCGCCGCCCAGCGCGGATCCTTCGTCGCTAGGTCTAGGCTGTAGCCATCCACACTGCGATAGCCCGTAGTGAATGGATATGGGACAGTCAGGTTCATAGCTACCGGATCTGATCGCTGTATGGGTTGTAGATGCCCGGGCGTATGAGGTCGTCAGGCATCCTAAGGTTGGGCACCTGGGCGTTGCCCATCCTCAGGACATTGAGCGCCTCCTTTGCTAGCGCCATGGTTATCGGCTTCATCTGTGCCTGAACCCCATAGCTCTCAAACAACCTAACGGCCAGGTTGTGCTGCATCGCCGCGTAGTACTCAGGCGGAATGGTGTACAGCGCGGTGGTGTTAGTGAATGGCCCCAGGATCTCCTTCACACTGAGCGTCACGCTATAGATCGTAGGATTAGGTATAGGATAAGGGTAAACACTCCCCATAGGATAAGCATTGTCATAAAAGATGTAGCTGGGGAAGCTAACAAGTCCCTTAAGAGCGATGTCATTGTACTGCTCACGACTGTGGATGAGCTTCAATGGGTAGTCTATATTCAGGTTGCCTGCGCCGGGCCCTCCCGGCGCAATCTGAGTGAGGAACGCGGCCTCGAGCTTGTCGGGCCGCGCCGCCAGATTGAAGGCGCCACCGGGGCCCACGGTGTAGCTCATGGCCCCGGTAGACGTAACCGTTGAGTTGATCAGATGATAGACGAGCCAGCGCTTGCGCTGCCACTGTGCCAACATCCAGTTCAGCCGCGTGAACGCGTTATTTACGTCGGCTGGGTCCGCGGTCTGTCCCAGACCCAGAACGCCCACGTCGAACAGAGCCTGGTTGATGATGTCGAGTGCGCTGTTCTGTACGTCTGCCATTCTTCTTCCCGCCTACTCTGAGATTAGGCTCACGCCGCCTCTTCCGCGCCGGTTGCCTACCAGCTTTTGGCCTTGCTGGCTCCAGCTTCTTTACCTTCCGCCTCTTTGCCGGCTTTACTTTTGCCCTTTTGCGGGTGCAAGCTCTCCTCAAACGCATCAGCCTCAGCCTGCGAGGCAAAGGTATAGTCCTTGCCGTCGCTGGCGCGGACTACCTTCGGCCACTCCTGAAACTCATACGGCTTCTGCTTCGGCCAGGCACCATCCATCGGGAACTCTTGACCAGGCATTTCAGTTTCCTTTCTTCGGGTTTGGTTGGATCGCGCGGTTCTGCGTCTCGCGCGTCAGTCTGGCATTCTCTTCCTGCAGCTTGGCGATCTGCTGCGCCAAGTCGAGGTTTTCCTTCTCCAGCGGGCTGGGCTCCGGCGGCTCACCCTCCAGGCTAGTGCCGAGGAACTGCAGCTCTTCACTCTGATTGTTGACCAGCTTAGTCACCTTCGAGTCCCGGGGATGTTTGACCCATTTGGGAAACTCCCGGTACTCATACGGGGGAAACTTCATAGTTGAGTATTGGGTCACAGGTTCTTCTCCGGGGGCTAGATAAAAGACATCGTGGTTATCCACAACATCGGGGTTGTCCCCATCAACCTGTGGGGACTTCCCTTTCGACTTAGCTTTGCCAGTAGCGCGGCGATCATAGTCCTCGCTACCGGCGCCGCCTTCGCTCTCAGGTCCATGGGCCATGACTCAGGGCCTCACTTATGGTGTAAAGTCGGGCACGACACATGCCCACTCGGGCCGGACCCACAGGAATCCATACAGAACGTCCAGACGAGTAATGAGCTGGTCCGTCGCAATGTTGTACGCAGTGATCATACGCATACTGACTCCATCATACGCCTCGCGATGCGCCTCATGCACGCCGCGCGGGATCTCCAGGTCGGCCGTTGCCATCGTGACCGCCTCCGGCGCGAACGCGAAGTTCTTCCGGTACGTCACGCTAGCATTCGTGACCATGCTAATAGTAGCCGTATTAGCTGGGCTATTATCAACCGTCTGATACTGCACCTGATTGCCACCGGACGAGGGGATCAGCGCCGGATAGATCGAGATGCTGGTCGCACCATTGGCCGCATTCGCAGTCACCACGAACTGCCGCAGGATGCCAGTTGACTGCTTTGTGATGCGGTTGACCTGATTGCTGCCCGCGAAGGTGATAATGTCGCCAACGAGGAGCGTACCAGTTATTGCGTTCGTGGTGATAGTCAGGCCGGTCTGGCTCGCGCCTGCCACAGTGCCGGCGCTGAACGTCCCAGTTACATGCTTAAGGACCGTCTGGTCTGAGAACCAATCAAACCCCAGCGAGTTCTTAGCCATCATACCGCTACGGTACTGCTCGGAGATCTTCTCCTGAGGATTGAAGAGGCCGCTGAGGGATTGGACCGTGCGCGCCTGGGTCACAGGGTCCATGATGATTATGCGACGCTCCCTAGGTGCCGAATTATTGTCAAGGTAGGCTCCAGCCGTGAGCCAAGTGCCGCTCGTTGGGCTGAGTATGTTGTTGGCACCGTCCACATTGGCCGTGTAATTACAGATGCCTCCTGTGTTAGCCGCCGAGCCTGAGTCGACGCCAGACATGACATCTGCTGCGACGGCACCAGCGAGGTTGTTGACCATAGGCGCAAGGACCCTACGCGAGTAGTCATCCAAGGACATGGTTCTGTCAGTTGTGCTGAACGAGACATCCACACCTTTCTGAGTGGCGAGCACCAGCGTGGTGCTAACTTCGGCCGTATCCTGTACCTGCGCAGCCGGTCCGGTGCGCACAGTGTAGTCGTTGGGCAGCCTAATACGCAGACTGGTGCCAATCTTGGCCCCGGTCTTGGCGAAGCTGTCATCATACTGCATATCGATATGCTGTATGAACTGGTTGGTGTTCTTCCACAGTCTGACAGCTTCTCGCGTAATCATGTTGATTGTGAGAAGCGTATTTGCCACGGTCTAGGTCTCCGGTTGTGTTTCTATGCACCTGCACTACAGAGAGAATTGGGCAGTCTGTAGTGTGTGGCCGGTGCCGATCTCCGGGCCTCATTAGCTGGCAACCAGGGCGTTAGGTCCGCCCAGCGACCGCATTACTGCCGGATGCGCCCGTTCGCGCGGGCGATCCGCACGTCCGCCTCACGTTGCTTCATCCAGTCATCCATCGAGAGGTTCGAATCTTCGAGGCTAATCGCCACCTTAGCTGAACCTCTAACCTTTTCCTTAATCGGGGCAGGAGCCTTACTAACCTCTGTCGGCTGCTCCAGGCCCGCCGCAAACTTAGCTATGGCTACACCCTGCCTACCTGGCGGTAGCGCGGCAATCTGCGCAGCGCGCTCGGGCACCCTTGCTAGCTCATGAATGATGCGGTCCCCCTCCCCAGTCTCCAGCACTGCCTCCAGCAGCGGAACACTCATCGCCCCCACTCCATCCCTCAGGATAGCGATGCTTTGCTGGAAGTCCGGATACGCCTTATTCCCCTCGTCCACCAATCGAGTCAAATCCTCATTAAGCTTGAGCATCGCCGCTTCCTGCTTAATGCGCTCCTGCAGCTGGCTAGCTGTCAGCGTCTCACCACTCGCGGTCTTAACCGTCTGCTCAGGCTGCTGAGGCGGCGGCTGCCTCGCCAGCTGATCCTCAAGCTCCTTAATCCGCGCCGCCTGCTTATTGATGCGCGGCATCACCCAGGCGGGGGTCTCAGTCGGCCTCGGCTCCGCAGGTGTAGCTTCGGGCTTGGGGGCCTCCGCTGCCCCCTCGCCACTCGCTTCAGCCGCAGGCTTCTCGCCACCTTCTGCCTGGACGGGAGGGTCAGCTGCTGAAGATGGGGAGGGAGTCGCCTCTTGGCGCTCCTGTGCGGGCGGAGTTTGCTCCTGGCTCTGGTCCGGAGCGCGAGTCTCTTCGTCTGCCATGTCAGTGTAGCCTTACGTCTTCAGGTCTAATCTGAAAGTGCCTGCCGCGCCTGAGCGCGTTATCCTCTATCAAAGCCTCTGCGATTTGATCTTTCAAGGTGGTGTCCAGGTTGGTGGTCAAAAGTTGGGCCAAGGTGTGTCGAGCCGTTTCAACAAAGTGCGGCCACATCTTCCTGACGAATTCATTGCGCCTCGGCCAGACTACATAAAAGTGATTGTCATGGCTAGCTCTGGACTCATACGCCTCGCTGGCCATGGCCTTCGCCGTCTCCTTGATCATCTTGTGACAGTAGCTAGCCAACGTGACCCTCCTCCTTGCACCGCGGGCAGCGCCATCGGCTGCTCATCGCGCCGCAGTATCTGCATCAGGTGCGGATCAAACACCACATAGTTGTGCGTCAGCTTCTGCTCCTTCAGCTTGGCTAGGCGCCCCTCTGCCTCCTGGAGACTTTCCGCCGCAGTCCTACCAGTTAGGTATTTGAAGTCAGGACTTCTGCCATACTCCTTGCGAAACTTTACATCATCCTTCCAAAACCCCACATCCTTCTCAGCAGTCTGTATCCTCTTGTAGGTGTTCCTTGAGAACTGGTCATAGTGCTTGGCGCCAGGGATACCAGCCTTCTTCAGCAGCTCTGGGGTATAGCTCCTATCCTCACGTTCATGCCTATCCAGGTGCTTGTAGAGGTCTGCGCCAGTCATATCGGCGTATTCTGGATCACCCTCCGGGGCTATGCCACTACGGTGCAGCGCCAGTTTCACATGATCTGACTGGTCGCTGAGCTTGTGGTCCCAGTGCAGGAAGTGCTCAGGATTGGCATTAATCTCAACCTCGTACATCTTTCCCCGCTGCTTCTCCTTCGCCCTATAGCCCTGCGCCTGGATCAGATCCAGGTGCTCCGCAGCGTCGCGGTAGTGCTTTGCCATCCGAGCCCCCCTCTCAGACTCCTGCCTAAGGTTTGCCTTAGACCCGTACTCATGGTAGTAGTCTCTGCTTAAGTCTAGCGCCTTCCGCGCTTCATCAAAGTTCCCAGCCTCAGCCAGGTGCTGGAACGCCATATATGCTGGAGACTGAACATCTCTCTCACCTGGATCTGGCGGGCCACCATAGTGCTCCCCCTCCCAATCGTACTTCTGGCCCTCCGGATCTAGGATCTCATGCGGCATCCCCTCAGCTTCATAGGTAAACTGCCTCTGCTAGTCCTTCGCGACCCCTGGCTCTTCCGCCGTGTACATTCCCTCCCCATTGGTCCGCGCGCCCGTCCCCGTGCCCAGCTTGCTCATGTCGAAGCGCTTAAAGCTATGAGGCGAGGCGTGCCACACCTTCCCGCCCTGGCCCTGGCCCCCATGATACGTCTCTAAGATTTTACTGTGGCTATGGCCGTAGGGCTTCTGATACAAGTCCGGGCTTGCGCCCTTCAGGCTCTCCTTCTCAGTCTGCGCCAGGTAGGGCTTGAGGATGCGCTCATACACTGCTGGATCCCCACCATCGGCCCTAATGGCTGCATGCTC